GTAAGCATTGCTCCTTAATAAGAGCTAACAATAAGGAGGCTTGAAATATAGCCTCCATTATTTAGGAGTTTCAAATGGCTATTACTCCCGTTGTTGGTGCTGGCTACATTGTAGCTGTAACTGACTAGGCTGAACAAATTGATGCAGGCGGTGCTACTGTTCCTGTAGCAACCACTACTACCTTTGGCACTGTGAAACAAGCTGCTATTCAAGCCGATTTTGCTGGTGCAGATATCACCGCTTTGAAGGTTGAGCTTAATGCTTTCCTTACTAAGCTTGAAGCTGCTGGTATCGTTGCAGTTTAATATTAGGGCAGCTTGTCTGCCCTCCTAATTCTAAGGAGGGGCTATGGCTCTTACGGACATTCAAGCTGTCAGGCTACTTATTGGTGATGTGCCCTCCAGCCCCTTTTACCAGTTGTTTACTGACGATGAGATACAATTCTTTCTAGATCAGAACAATGGAAACATTCAACTGGCTGCTAGGATGGCTGCCATCTCTGCATCGTTTCAACTTGCAGGTTGGTCATCCCGCGAGCGTACTGGAGATATTGAGGTTTGGTCTAATCTCTCGACTGCATATCTTGCAGCACTTAAGAACGTCATTGATAGTCCGATTACAAACCTCCCTAACGGCATGATGCCTTGGGCTGGTGGTATTAGTTGGTCAGATGTGTGCGCTAACAACAGTAATCCAGATAATGTACGTAGTCCTCTAACACAAATTAAAACTTGTGATTGTGATAATCACTGTGGATGCGGTTGTGGTGATGCTTTTGGTGTTGAATTCATTGTGATTTAAGGAGAAGAAATGTTAAAACCTAATTTTCTCCTTACTCACAAAATTCCACTAACTATCTTCCGTAGGTCTTCTGGCTCATTTGTAGACGGTGATTGGGTAGAAGGATCTACCACTGAAGTAGCCGTACAAGTAAACATTCAACCTTTGAAACCTTACGAGATTCTACAACTTCCTGAGTCTGAACGGACAAGGGTTTGGTGGAAAGTTTACTCTGCTGATGTATTGCGTACAGCAAAGGAAGGTCCAGATGGCTATGACGCAGATGAGTTTGAGTGGAAAAATGATCGTTACAAGGTAATGAAGGTTGATGACTGGCAGTCGGGTATGTCAATTCTGGAACACTCGAAAGCTTATTGTACACGTATAGAATTGACCCCTAATTAAAGGATATCCATATGTCCTTCAAATTAAAAATAGATAAGTCCGGCTGGGAGAAGATTAAAAAGAACCTCCAACAAGCTGAAACCTATAATGTGAATTTGGGTTGGCATCCTGAAAACCAGTATGGATCAGACAATGATAACCTTCAAATGGCTCAGGTTGCCCAGTGGAACAACGAGGGACACACCAATGATTCCAGTGCTGAACGTCCCGGTTCAATAACTCCTCCTCGACCCTTCATGACTGTTGGACTACCAACTGCACTAAAGGCTGGTGCTAACAAGGATGATTTCAAGGATATGGTGCAAGCTGTATTGACAGGTAAGTCTGTATTAGTAGCTATGCAAAAGAGTACGAACAACTTTGAACGTACACTTCGTAAAGTAATGCTTGATTGGGATACACCACCTAACGCAGACCTCACCGTTGCATTGAAAGGCTTCGATAATCCATTGGTTAACTCCAGCGAGCTGATTGCTAACGTAACAGCTAAAGTAGAAAAGAAAGGAGTTAGTTAATGGCAGGAACGTATAGTGATGTCAGAAAAGCAATACGAACAGCAGCACTAGCTTCATTATCCGAGTTTCCGACTGCACCGGTCATCTTCAGTAATTCTGGGGGTACTGAACCAGCAGAAAGTTACGCTGTAGTCAACATTCTCAGTATTAACCAAATTGGTCATCACAGCACCTCAACTCTTGCAAGTATTTCAACTGCACCAGAAGCCTTCGGTTTCGATCAGCAGTGGGGATTACATTGGAGTGAGAGTACAGGGTACTTCCTTCCTGTTCAAGTCTGTTACGAGATATTGGTACAGTTCAGTTTTATCGGAAGTCTCAGTGGTGACATGGCTCAAAGCTTTACACAAAGAATTAACAACAATCCAGTGTCTCTTGAAGAACTTAAGAAGAACAAGTTAGGGCTGATGCGTAAGAGTCAAATACGCAGAGCCCCACAAAAGAGAGATACAAAGTGGGTTGAGTACCACAACATGGATGTAACGTTTAATTATATTGTTCAGACGATACAACTTGTTGACGTTGTTGAAGGCGTAGTCATTGAAGATACTACAGGAGAAATACCTGTACTAATCAAAATTCCAGAGAGTATCATTTACCCGTAACACATAACCCCGTAGCAATGGCTACATAATAAAGGATCATAACTAAATATGAGCGATCTTAATGACGTAGTTCAGGTTGTAATTACCGACCAGACTACAGCTATCGCTACCGCATCTTTTGCGGTGCCCCTCATCCTTGCTACGTTCACTAACTTTTCTGAACGTGCTCGTACTTATCTGAGCATTACGGAAGTAGGCGCTGATTTTAGCACTACAAGTAATGTGTATAAAATGGCTAGCCAAGCATTTGGACAGACATCTGTCATTGGTGCTCCGCCGCCTTCAATTGTAGTTGGTCGTCGTCAAGTAGATACTGTTACTTACACACCAACTGTAGCTGACAGTACTCTTTACTCGGTTACTTTGAATGGTGTCCTCTATAGCTTTACCTCCGGTGTAGGTGCAACTGCTACTACTATTGTTACTGGATTGAAAGCCGCTATCGGCTCCCCAACTGGTATTACTGTTACCGGCACCACCACTCTGATCCTGACCACCACTGTTCTCGGTACTGCTTGGAGTGTTACAGCTTCTGTTAACCTTGTTGGTGTTAACACTGCAACCGAAACTTGGCCTAATGCCCTCCTTGCAGTTGATGCCGAGAATGATATTTGGTACTGCCTGACTGCTGAAACTCAAGTAGTAGCTGAGCAAGAAGCTCTGTCTGACACCATTCAAGCAATGGATAAGATTTACGGCCTTTCGTCTCCAGATGTGGTAGCTCCAACTACTGGCATTACTGACATTGGTTACAAGTTGAATGCTAAGTCCGCTGGTCGCACCTTTGGTGTTTACTCCGGTACTGCTGCAACTGAGTTCCCTGAAGTAGCTTGGATTGGTAGCCAGTTGGCCGTCACTCCGGGTGCAAATGACTGGGATTTCAAGCGTGCAAACGGTGTTACTCGCAGTATCCTTAGCTCGACTCAGATTACCAATTTGCGCAATAAATCATGGAACTTTTACCGCCGAAAAGGTGGTGTAGATGTCTTCCAAGACGGTAACATGTTTGATAAAAGTTTTATCGATACCGCGATTGGTAAAGACTGGCTGCGTGCTCGCCTTCAAGAAGGTATTTATTTCCGTATTATCAACAGTTTAAAAATTCCGATGACCGACAGCGGGCTATTGATTGTTGAGAATGAAATTCGTGCCGTATTGTCTCTAGCAGAAAGTAATGGTTTGATTGATGCTGGCTGGCAGGTGCAGACGCCCCCCGTATTGTCAATTCCGGCAAACCTCCGGGCTCAACGTGCTGCTGGTGTATTCGTGATCCAAGCTCGTTTGCAAGGTAGTGTCAGATCCGTGTCCATACAATTTTTCCTTTCTGTATGATGCTTTACATGTACCCTTCTAGGTGATAGAATATCTGTTCAATTATTTAGGAGGTTACATGAAGACGTATTATTTGTACAAAATCACTAACAAAGTAAATAACAAGCTTTACATTGGAATTACTTCTACCCCGAAGCAAAGGAAAGCTAAACACTTTTCTCAGTCAAAACAAGAAAATCCCACAGTTATTCGTAATGCTATGGATAAATATGGAAGGGAGAACTTCGACTTTGAAATTATATGTATCGGAGAAAAAGGTTATATACTAGACCTTGAAGTTAAAGCTATTGAACTTTATAAGGCCCGCGAAAAAAGGTCTGGATATAACATCAAACCCGGTGGTGAAACAGGCCGGGGTTATGCCGTAAGATCTAGTAAGCGAGATACACCCGTATACGTAAGCGGCTTTTGGTTTCCTGTTAGAAGGGTTGCCCTTAAAGCCTTAAACTTGACAAAACATGCTTATAAAAATCGTCAACGTACTGGGACTTTAGGTAATGAAGTTAGGGGTAAATTGGACATAGTTTATAAACGTGAAGAAATTTACAATCCCGTGTATGTTGGTGATTTTTGGTTTCCTAATCGTAAGACTGCTTCCGTAAAACTTGAGCTTCCATACGCTACTATTACCAACAGAATCAATAAAGGTTTTACTGGTAATAAAAAGACACAACGCGAACAAAGCGGAGAGATGAATAATTTCTATGGTATTGATCCAAAAGACCATAATAGTTCTGTTCCCGTAGTTATAGATACTATCCACTATGATTGCCTTAAACATGCTGTTGAAGCTACAGGGTATTCAAAATACATCATTCATAAAAGAATTAAAGAAAATCATCCTGATTTTCAATACGCATAGGAAAATCTAATGGCCGACAATTTTATTGGCAATTATGCACCTGACGAATTTACTATTGTAATTTCTAAAGGTGATTTTGTTCACTCTGTTACAGGGTTCGCAGACGGGGAGTTCATTTCTATGAACCGTCTAGTTCCTTCAAGTACACCCTACGTTGGAGTTGGAGCGAATTCTAGCGGTCGGGTTAAGAGGCGTGTTAGTAGTATGACTGTTGATGTTATTCTGCATCAATACTCTCCATCTAATACCGTTCTTCAACAACTTCAAATTGCTGATGCAAACAATGCCGGTAATGATTTTGTCTTTAATTGTACTTTAAAAGATTTGAGTGGGCAAACTGTTGCATCTTCTAACAGTGCAATAATTGCAGCACCTCCACAGGTTGGGTTTAGTTCTGAAACCCGCACTCGTACTTGGCAGATCTATTTGTTCGGGAGTGATCTGTTTGTTGGTGGTAA